CGGAATGATGAATCAGATGATGATAACTCTCTAAATTGTTCACCATTAGGGCTACCAAAAGCACCATTTACTGTATACTTAACACCATCTGCGCCATCAATTGTACTGGCTATATCAAGAACACCTTCACCTTCTCGTATCTTCTTAGAAGGAATAGCAACTTTCTCTATTTCTGTAAGTGCTCTATTTTGTGAATTATAAACAACCAGTTTAGTCTTTAGTTCCTGGGTTAATGCAGTAATCTTACCAGCAATGTCCGCATTGCTTGGGTCATTTGCTAGTTTCTCGTCCAAAACCTTGAGGGCTTTTTCTCTATCAGCAATCTCACGGCCTACTGCCTGTAGTTCTTTACGAATTCTATCAGGGTTAGGTCTATCAACTAGATTAAATCTATCAACAAGGCGTGACTTCTTTGCATAATCAGCCACATTATTCATCAAGTTACGGCTGCCTGGGCCAAGATGGCGAAGGGAAGCCATAGCACCAACTGTTGCCCAGATACGAAGTTGTGAATCAATAGCATTTCGGACTGGATAACCTAGACGAAGAAGGACTGAAGCCTTCCATAAGTCAGATACAGTCTCTTGAATGTCAATAGCGCGTCCTGCAAGTGCACGAAGTAGGTTACTATTAGCACCTAGTACTCTATCAATCTCATCAAAGTTAGCAATAGGTAGGAAGTTTGCTGTCTGAGACTCTAGAAGTGGCACGCGAATCATGCGATTCTCTATGGCATCCCACAAGAAACCTTCTTCTTTGATTTCTCGCATCTTACCAGAGCGTGCAGCAACGTGGAAATTGAATAATTCTTCAGCAGTTCCTACATCAATACCGTGTTTATTAGCAATTCTACGGTATCCTGTGTTCTCTAACTGGTTAACAACTAAACCGCGGGCTTCAGGTGAGGCTGCTGCAGCATATCTTGTAATATACTGAGCACCTTCATCGCCTGTCATTACACCTTTGCGACGTAAACGCTCTACAGTTGCGGTAACTTCACGGATAGATTCGCCATCATTTAGGTTAACCATACCGCTAGGACGCTCACGTTGGGTCCATTGAACGATAGAAAAAAGTCTATGCCATGGGGTTGGCTGATACATTGTAACTTTAGCATCACCAACTGCACGATTATAGTATGGAACTGTACGAGCAGTTGCTAGAAACTTACCAGTTGCAGCCGCTCCACGGCCAACTCCTTGAGTTGCTGGTGCTTCTTCTGCGATTCTCTGCAATTGTCCAAAGTATTTATCATGTTGAGCCCAAGCAGTGATATATTCTCTATCTGCCTGAATTTCATCAGGTGTTCTAGTTAAAAAGCCAAGCATGTCCTCTTGCTGGCCTTCCATGAGTTTTTGCTCTTCACGAAGAAGAATCTTATATGCGGAACGGTCAAGTTCTCCATTAGCAATTCGTAGAGGTGCTGCTAAATCTGGACGACGCAGTTCTTCTAGACGCTTAATTCCTGACTCATCTCCAAGAATTGCAAGCATTGTATCAAATGCTTCATTCTTGTTTGTAGTCTGTCCTAGTAGATACGCTACATCTGTCTCATTATTAGTCTTTTTAACCCAAGGATGTGCTGCTGCCCATACGGCATCATTAGCAGCAAAGTCTTCAGCAAGTTTGCTGTACTCGTTTATATCTCCAGCGGAGGCTGCACGAATCTTTTGGATAGCCTCAAATGCTTCATCTACGCTACGGGCTAGTTTGATACCTTTAGCAAGTCCAAGTGTTGGGTCTAAACCAAACTGTGCCGCAACATCAAGTGAGCCTGATGCTACTCTAGCAAATACATTCTTTGAGAAAGCATCTTTGCGTTGCTTCTCATCATAGATGTTAAAGTCGCTATCTAAAAACTCAGGGGTAATCTGGTCAGGTAATAATTTCGCAGGGGATAATAATGCTGATAGTGCAGACTGTCCAACAGATACTTCGTTGCGTGCTTCCCATGCTCTCTTAAGTCCTGATGCGCTAAAGTCTCTTTGTCCTGCTACTAGGAATGCTGCGCTTAATGGTTCTCTTAAAAGATTCTGTGCAGTCTTATCAACTGCAGCAATTACACCACCAAGTGGACGAGCAATGTTCTTACCGAAATCTACACCAGCCTGACGAATCGTGCTGTAGAATCCATTAAATTCTTCTCTATCGTTAAATGGTGCGGTTCCGATGTCCCAAATAAACTTGGCTGGAGATACGACAGCAAGGCCGACATCGCCAACCCAGTCTGCTGTACCTTTAGCAAGTTTACCTAATCGGTTCCAAATTTCCATTTAGATAGCCCTCATTAGTGTATTCAAAATTTGACGGGTATCTTCTGAGGTATCATCTCGTGATGAGATGTACGCAATGATTGGATAGTAGGCTTCTATGTTTGCCTTAAACTTCATATCTGCTGCACCACCACCTGGAAGAGTAAGAGCCTCAGGGCCTGGTGTAGTCATGCCAACTGGATTAACAGGTGTACCTGCAGTGATATCTTCATTCTCACGTATTGTAGGTTCAGTAATTCCTGTAAGTGTGCCAAGTTCTCCCATGCCAATACGCATTGGAACTGGACCACCTGCTGCTGCTGGAGCAGTACTCTTAACACTACCACCTTGTTGAATCTGTTGAGTTAGAGCCTGAGTAGCACCATACTGTCCACCGCCTGATGGGCGAAGTTGCATAGCCTTCTGTGCTTTCTTACCGCTGTTACCAGCACCACCTGTTGCTGAAATCTTACCAATATTGTTTTGGTCTGCTGTTGGGCGAAAGCCGCCTCTATTCTCTGCCATTGAGTTCTTCCTCCTCAGGACTATATGAATATTCTTCTGCTCCTACGAGCATTCCCTTTGCTAACCAGGGATTCATATTTTCACTAACACTGGTCATAAGATAGCGAGTTCCTTCAAAGTCTGACCACTCGCTAACGAGAACCCATCCTGTACAGATTTGATTCTCAGGGTCTTTTAAGTCTTGAGCACGTATTTTTAGAGCCTTATTAATGGCTTCCATAAACTTGCTCATTTGATTTGCTCTTCGATGTAAAAAGGTGGAGAAGTATAAGCGCTAAGTTTGGCCGCTATCTCCATTGCCTTAATTGGTTCTGCGCCAGCATAGAGAGCGCCAAGGGCATATGGCCCGCCCGAACCTATCGAATAAAGATTATCGTCACTCTTCATGACTGTTAACTCTTCATCAATATCAAACATCTCTCCGCCTACAGCGATGAGAAACTGAAATCTAGTTCCATCTTTTTTATCTTCTTCAAAGTTATAGCCATTTTCAATTAAGCATTTACGAAGTGATGGCATTGCTTTGGTTACAAGATAGCGATAAGCATCTTTCTTATCTTTGGCAGTAAATGCTGGTGGTACCCAGATATTCTGTGCAATATCACAAGGAGCAACTTCTCCTGCTCCCGCAATTAAGATTGGTCCCCTTACTGCAATCTTTCTCATAACTGGGTGAGAATAAATTCTACCATCATCTCCAGTTACTCGGCTATCGGCTACGATGACAGACTTGTCATTGTATTCGATTCCAATAATCGTAGTCATCGTCCCCTCCTAGATTATCGTCGACGAATTGTTCTTACGCTTGCTGTTGGTTGTCCTGAGCCTGTAATACCCGAAAGTAAACTTAATACATCTGGTACTGGTCCACCTGCGGCAGGACCTGGTGTAATAGCGCCTCCTACTGGAGTGCCAGTGGGAGCAGGGGACGGTTGCTCAACCATAGAGGGGGCAGCCCCAGCAGGAGGAACTTGTTCTGCCGGTGCGAAGATATCTTCGATAGCATCTTCGATTGCCTTACCTTTTTGGCGAGCCTTGATAACCTGAGCAATCTTGGCGACAATCTCACTTGCATCTCCACCTTGGGCAGCAATTTGAGGAATGGCTTGTGTGTACTGTTGTAATGAAGCAAGAAGTGCTTGACGCATATCTTCAATTTCAATCTTCTCAACTTCTTGGCTAACATTAACAGTGAATGGAAGTTCACGCATTGCCATGTCTTTGGAGATTAATTTTCCACCAAGAGCCTGTAGCATAAATATTAAACCTTGTGCTGGGTTAAGTCCAGCAAGCATACCGTAGCGAACATCTGCTGAGAAGTCGCCCTTGATATCTTTTCTTGGGGAGTATGTAATTTCATACGGTGCACCAGAGTCAACACCGCGGATTGTCTTTTCTGCTGGGAAGAGTTTTTCATCCGCTTCAAAGCATACTGAGATTACATCACGGAGGGCGCTGGCAAAGATAGCCTGTGCAGATTTGACCTGGGTATCGAATGCACCCATGAGGGCCTGTACGCCCTGACCCGTGACAATCGAGGCATTAATATTTCCAGTTCGTCCCTCAGGATAACGAGCACCAACTCGTAATTCTTGATTAAGTAAAGTTTGTTCTGTGAATGCACCTTGTGGTAGAGTAAGTTCTACACGACGTACGCCTGCTGGGTTTGATGTACGGATAACTGCGTCTCCACCAAGTTGTAGTTCCTGTACATCTTGTGGTAGTACAATAGGAGACTGTACTGACTTCTCTGCTGCTTCCATAGCAAGAAGAGCAAAGCGGTTGCGTAGCAACTGAATACCAATGATATCATCAAACTGTCCACGTAGTTCACCATCTACGGTTGGTCTACGCGCTACAACTACCATCATCTTACCTAGAGGATTCTTAGCAGTTGATAAGACAAGGTTATCTTTGTCTGGTAAGTAGATTACCGACTGGTCCTTATCATAATAACGAACCATCTCAATTAGATAGTTCAAGTCTTGCTTGTATCCTAAGCCACCAAGTAGTGCACGCTCATACTCTGGGAACATGGAGACAAGTTCTCCAAGTGTCATAGAGTAGCGCTTTGCGAATGCTACGCACCGACCATAGCGGTCAAATTCAGGGTAAGCACCCAGTGGGTTTTCTAGGCGGATACGGGGCAGGTTCGCTTCCATGTCCAGTTCAATAATGAACGGCAGGAATCCATAGGTTAGGTACCAGTCCGCCCCCGAGTACATCTGTACGGATAAGTCAGAGTGAGAAAAATAATTGCTAGCAATGCGAGTACGCTTGTCAGCAAAAGCACGAGCACGGTCACTCGTTTGGTTTGCCGCTGAGCAGTTGACTGCAGGCAGAGGCGCCATAACTTCAGATAAGTCTCTAGCAACAACATCAATAAAATTCGCAACGACATTCGCATCTACACCATCTGGAAAGAAGTCTGGATATACGCTGGCAATTTCACCTTTACGTACGGCAAGGACATCCTTGTTACGAGCATCTCTGTCAGCATTACGGTAGCGTAAAGATTCAACGCGTGCCGCAATCTGGTCAATTGAAAGTGCCATAGTTTCCTATCCGTATATTTCGGTCCATTGTTCAGCAATGGCCTCATCTAAGTTTATCGCCATACGGCGTTCCTTCTGAGCCCTTGTGGCCCAGCGGTTTTGCATCCATCTTGTATTTTGACTGCCTTGTTGCATTAACTCACGGATGCGAATAATTGCAAACCATAGAGCCATAACACAGTCTGTAGGATTTCTTGTCTCAGGCTTCCAGGTAATCAACTGCTGTACCAAAGCCTTTAAACCTTCACTACCTTCATTGCTTGGTAGTTCTATTGAGTTGTTATCCTGGAATCGTCCATCTCTAAGGCTACCAAAAAGACTTGCCATAGAAGCCACACCGAAAGAAGTATCCCACTTATTCTTACCAGTGAAGTGAGAGTTGAGTTGGCACCCATACATCGACAACCAGTTTCGCAAGTCATCGTCGAGGGCGTATGCCTTCTGGTGTGCGTTGATTTCAATTCGTAATTCCTGAGGCTTGTACTTCTGAACCCAATCTTCAATCAGGGCTCTAATCTTCATTGGAGTTGGGTCAACCATGTTGACAGCATCCAAAATATAAATCATTGAATCT